GGCCTTCTGGCTCAGGTGAACGCCTCTAACGTGTTTGTGCGTTCGGGCACCAGCGTTGCCAACTACATCGACGACATCGACCAGGCTGTGGAACTGGTGCTGGCGTCGGATGTGTCCATCACCAACCCGGCATGGCTGATGTCCCCGGACAAGGCCTCCAAGCTGATGGGCCTCCGTGACGCGGGCGGCTGGATTTTCCGCGACGAGATGCTCGGCGCGAAGACGCTCCGCGGGATGCCTTTTGTGGTCTCGACGCGCATTCCGACCACGAAGCTGGTGTTTGGCGATTTCCGTCACTTCCTGTACGGCGTTGACGAGGACGTGAACGTCAGCCTGCACCCGGATGCCCGCGCCGCGTATGACGAAACCGTCATCCGCGCCATCGTCCGCGTTGACTTCAAGCTGCGCCACGACAAGGCCTTCTCGGTCATCTCCGACTCTTAATCTCCGTTTCCCCCACGGAGTCGCTGCCGGTGTCCGGTCGACCGGCGCCGGCAGCGTTTTTGTTTCAAGGAGGTAGCGCGTGCCCGCGAGTGCCATTGACCTCTGCTTGTCGTCCACCCTCGCGGGTGACCTCGGCGTGGCGGATGACGCCCAGGCGCAGCGCGCCGTGACTGCGGCGTCTCGCGCCATTGCTCGCTACTGCGGGCGACCGTTTGAGCGCGTCACGGTGACGGAGCACCCGGCCGGATACGGGCGGCCGCTGCTGCTGTTGGACCGCGCCCCCATCATCAGCATCGCCAGCATCACCGAGGGCGGTGCGGTGGTGGACGCTGGCGCGTTTGAGTCGCTTGGAGCAATGGCCGAGGCCGGCCAGGTGCTTCGGCGTGGCGGCGTGTGGATGGATACGGGCGCTTACATGGGACGCATCACCTACGGTCCCGCGGACAACGTGGGGCGCTCGGACGGCATAGCCGTCACCTACACGGCCGGTTTCGTGACGCCTGGACAGGCCGCATTGAACGCAGCGCTTACGGTGACGCTTCCCGAGGACGTGCAGGAGGCGGCGCTGTTGGTGGCCGCTGGGATGCTGCGGCGTCGCGCCATTGACCCCAACGTGGCAAGCGAGGGGCTCGGCGACTGGTCTGTCTCATACCGCGCCGCCCTGCCCTCGCTGGTGCTGCCAGAGGTCGAGTCCGTCCTCGCCTCTTACCGCTCGCTGCGGGTGTCCTGATGGGAACGCCCGCGCACCTGTTCCGGCAGACTATCACAGTAGCCGAGCTGACCGGCCGGGACGCCTACAACAAGCCCATCCTCGGGCCTGCCGTGGCGGCTCGCGCCCGCATTCAGCCGCTGCAGAAGCTCATCCGTGACGCCAAGGGACAGGAGGCGCAGGCGACGCACGTTGTCTATACGGATGCGGCACTCACGCTGAACTCGCGCGTTTGGTTTCCTGGGGACCCGGTCGGCGACTTCAACCGCGCGCGGCGTCCGCTATCCATCGGCTTCTACGTGGACGGCGCGGGCCTTACCCAATATCGAAAGGTCTGGTTCTAGCCATGGTGCGTGACGTGGCCGCCGACTTGGCGCTTGTGCTGGAGGCTGCAGCGTTGGGCCTCGCGCGCCCACCGACTGTGCCGCGAAACCTTTTCCTCGGCTCACTCCCCGAGGATGACGACTTCACGGTGCCAGACGTGGCCGTGGCCATCCTGTCCACTGGCGGCAGCAACACCGAACCCTATATCGGCTCGCGCAGCGTCTATATGCGCGCGACCTGTCAGGTGCTGGTGCGCGGTCCACGTGAAGACCACGCAGCGGGACAGTCCCTCGCTTTCGGCGTCCACTCGGCGCTGACGCTGCCGTCCATCTCGCCGTATGTGTTCGTGAAGGTCCGAGAGTCTGCGCCCTTCCGGTTGCCGACGGACGGGTCCGACCGGCCGCTCTGGAGCCTCAATGTTGAGGCGCAGTATTCCTCGGACGCCTCAAGCGCGCCCCCGGTCGTGGTTGGTGGCGGCGCGAGCGCTGGAGCTGCCTCCAGCGTTTTCGAGGCGCTGTGTCTCGCGACCGACGTGCCTGGCGCGTTGGTGACTGTTGGCGCCGCGGACTCTAGCGGGACGCCAGTGGTGACGACGGCCGACCCGTCGAGCTCGGCTGGCGTGCCGGTGCTGGGGCTGTTGGTAAGCAAGCCAGCCGACACAGTGGCCATGGTGCAGCGATCTGGCATCTGCAACCTTTCCTCCTTGGGCCTGCCCCCGCTGGTGCCTGGTCGGTTTGTGTTCGTGGGAATGAATGGCCGCCCCACGACGACTGCACCTTCGGCGGCGGCCTCCTCGAGCGGCGTGGCGTTCGTCCAGGTGGTGGGCGTGGCGCTTGGGCCGGCACTGCTAGAGCTCACGCCGTCGCCGCACCTGGTGCGCCTTGGTTAACTTCCGCACCGAGAAAATCGGCTTTGCCGCGTACCTCGTCCACAGCGGCGTCCTGCTGTCGGCCGTCCACGTCAGGACGCGCAACCGCGCGTCGTTTGAGTTTGCGCTAGCGCCCGAGGAGGCAGACGCGCTTGAGCTGGAGTTCACGCGCTCGGAGTTCTTCCGGTACTTCGAGTCGTTTCGGCACCTACGCGACCGGACACTAAGAGGGCACAATGGCAAGCAGGGCTAAGACGAAGGCAGCAACGAAGTCGGCGGTGAAGGGCAATGGCAAGGCCAAGGCGCCCGAGCCCGTGCGCCTGCTGGCGCTCACGACTGAGGAGCGGCTGCACCTGAGACTCTACGAGTCCGAGACGGTGCGATGGGCCGCCGAGTCCCACGTCCGCAACCAACAGCGGGACGCCTACCTGCGGAAGATTGACCCCGAGGGGAAACTCGGTAAAATGGCTAACGAGTCTCGCGCTGTCGCGCAGAAGTCGGCCGAGGCGCAAAAGCAGTATCAAGCCACCGTCAAGTCAATCGAAGACCGCCTGGGCATCGTGCTCAAGGAATACTCGTTCGACGACGTGACAGGCGCCCTCCACAAGCAGGCCTAAGACGACGAAGTGGCTACCGCCCCGGAACGGCCGGGGCGGCCTCTTACCCAACGGGTGACGCAATGGCTATTCGCAAGTTCATTTTCTTCAACGGCACTGAGGGCTACAGCCAGGAGCAGGCCACGAACGACGAACTGTCGCTCGGCAAGGTGACGCTCTCGGGCGTGTCCGGCGTCTCGCTCGATGTGGGCGGCGGGGACATTGCTAACCTCGGCGCACCTACCGGCGCGAACAGCGCGGCCCGCAAGGCGTACGTCGACAGCGGGCTGGCCACCGAGGCGGCGGCCCGCGCTGCTGACGTTGCCACTGTGACCGCGGCCATCACGGCGGAGGCCACTGCACGCGCCAGCGCGGACACCACTCTGCAGACCAACATCACCGCGGAGGCGACTGCGCGTATTGCGGCGGATGCCGCGCTGCAGGCTGAAATTGACGCGGAGGAGACTGCTCGAGCTGGCGCCGTCACCACGCTGACCTCGAGCCTGAGTGCGGAGCAGGCGGCGCGCATCGCGGCGGATACGGCCCTGCAGTCCGGCCTGTCTGCGGAGGCCACGGCTCGCGCCAATGCGGACACTGCGCTGCAAGCCGAGATTGACGCGGAGGAGATTGCTCGCGCCGCCGCTGTCACGACTCTGACCACTGGATTGAACGCAGAGCAGGCCGCTCGCATCGCGGCTGACAACCTCCTCGCGACCAACTACGCGGCGGCGGACGCGGCTCTGTCCACCTCGCTGACCTCCGCATACCAGGCCGCGGACGCTCAGATCGTGTCCCAGATGCAGGCCTATGCAGACAGCCTGCAGGCCGGGTTCTCCGTCAAGGCTCCGGTGATGGCCATCGCGACTGGGAACATCACCCTGTCGGGGACGCAGACCATCGACGGCGTGTCCCTGGTTGCGGGTAACCGGGTGCTGGTGGCTGGCCAGACCAGCGGCGCTGAAAACGGCATCTATGTCGTGGCCAGCGGCGCCTGGGCGCGGTCTGCCGATGCCGACAGCTCGTCCGAGGTGAAGGACGGAATGAGCGTGTTCGTGGAGCAGGGCACCAGCTACGGCAACTCGACCTGGGTGCTCATCACCAACAACGCCATCACGCTCGGCGCTACGGCACTTGAGTTCGTGCGTTTCTCTGGGCTCGGCCAGATTACGGCCGGAAATGGGCTGGCGCAGTCCGGCAACGAGCTCTCGGTCAACACGGGGAACGGCATCCAGATTGTCGCCGATGCGGTGGCGGCGAAGGTGCAGACCTCCTACGGCCTCTCTGTCGACGGCGACGGCGTGCGCGTGGATCTCGCGGCCCTCAAGGGTCTCGAGTTCTCTGGCGGTGACCTTGCCGTCAAGCTGGAGTCTGACGCCGGCATCGACTTTGACGCCAGCAATGGCGGGCTCGAGCTCAAGCTGGTGTCGGCTGACCGCCTGACCAAGTCCGCCTCTGGGCTGGATGTGACGGGACTGCCTTCAGCATTCAAGCTCGACGGTGTCGCCGTCAATGCGGGCGTCACGGCGGCGCGGCTGACTGAGCTCGTCACTGGGTGGGAGCCGGTCGGCTACCACTATCACAACAACCAAAAGCAGCTCGTCTATCTTGCGGCGGGCGACAACGTCGCGTTGTCGGTCGGCACGGCGCTCTATGCCAAGGGTGGCGGCTCTGATGGCTTGGTGGGCGCGGCTAAGGCCGACTGCACCGACGCGGAAAAGAGTCGGGTCATTGGCGTTGCTAGCGTCATGACGCCTGGTGGCGCAGCCGGAACGTCGCTCCAGATGTTTACCAGCGGCTACGTGTCCGGTCTGTCGGGGCTCACTGCCAACACGGCGTACTACGTCGGCTCCTCGGGCGCTCCCGTGACCTACGCCGCCGTGCCCGCCGGCGCCCGCGTCATCCGCCTCGGCCACGCAGTGAGCGCAACCGAGCTGATGTTGGCGATCCAGGACATGGGCCAGAAAGCCTAGCCTGCGGCTCACGTCGTGACTTGGGGCGCCCTGGCAACGGGGCGCCCCTTGTCGTTCGCGCCACACCGAAAACACGCCCCCATTTAGGTGGGGATGACCGAGGGCACTGTCCAGATTGAGGGGCTAGAGCATCTGCGGCGGCGGCTGGTAAGGATCTCGCCAGCAGTGCTGACGGCCTGCGGACCCGTGCTGAGTGGCGAGGCCTCGGATATTTTGTCGGCCTCCAGGTCCAGCCTGCCAACGGTGACTGGCGACCTCGCTGGTTCTGGCTTCGTTAGCCCACCAGAGCTTTCCGACGACAGACGCAGCGTCTCTGTCACCGTCGGCTACGAGTCGGAGCACGCGGCCTTTGCTCATGAGGGTTTTTTCGGCTTCCCCGGTATCGAAGGCAGATATGCCAAGACCGGCGAGCCTCCCAAGTTTCTCGAGCGCGCAGCGGACGGGCGCGGCAGTGCGCTCGCTAAGAAAGTCGGCGCCGAGATGATGCGGGCGCTGCGGCGCCTCAATGGATAACCGGAGACTCACATGGCCACGGCAGCGCACCTTGCAAAAATCTACGTCAAGTCTACCTCGGCCTCCGCGACCGGATCGGACGAGGTCAAGGGTCTCAACGACTTCTCCGCGTCCTCGTCAAAGACGATGCTCGACGTTACCGACTTTAAGGACGCGGCTGGCGTCAAGCTGAAGCTGGCGGGCCTTGAGGATGGTTCGTTCAGCCTGTCCGGTGACCTCGAGAGCGCGGACGCCCCCCAGGCGCTCATCCGCTCGAGCTTCGACACTGGTGCGACCATCTACCTGACCATCCAGTGGGACCCAAACGCGGTCGCGCTCTCCAAGGGCTACAATTTCCCGTGCATCGTTGAGAGCTACGAGGTCAAGGGCTCCGTGGACGGCAAGACGGAGTTCTCGGCGAGCCTGTCTCTGAACGGCGCGAAGACGGCGGTCTAAGCCATGGCGATCGCGGCATACGCGAACACCGTCAAGATAGCGGGCGCCTCCGTGGCAATGACTGGCGAAGCGTGCTCGCTTATTGCCACGAAGACTTACCGCGTCACGAACAGCGCAAAGCGCGTGCTCGACCCGGCGACGGCCATCACCGTGGAGGACGGCGGCGTGACGGTGGCCGCGACGAACTACACGGTGAATCACCTGTTCGGCACCGTCACGTTCGGCGCGGCGTACACGGTGAGCGGTTCCGTCACCTTGGATGCGGCCTACCTGCCGACGCTGACGTTCGCCGAGGTTCGGGAGTTTTCGCTGTCCGTCCAGGGCTCGCTCGCTGACTCCACGACGCTCGACTCCGCCGGATATGTGGCGAAGGCGCTCACGCTGCGGGACTTCTCGGCAAGCATCACGACGCTTCAGTCCGCGCTTTACGACAACGACCCCGGTGCGGGCTCCCGCGTCGTGGCAGACCTCGCCGCGGCTGGAACGCCTGTGCTTATCGAGGCCGGGGCGGGCGGATACCTGTTTCGGGGTTGGTCGCTCATCGAGTCGTTTGAGGA